CAGTGGGGCCTGAAGCGGCGATGCCTGGAACGATCTTTGAGACCGTGGCTCCCCCCAAGAGTCAAGGTTTCTTCATGGTCGGTGGTCAGGTGATCGGGTCGTGTGTCCGCCATCAGGATTTCCTGATTACGGCGGTGCACGTTCTGCAAGCAGCACTGGCGGCGCCAGAGTGCCACCTGGTTGTTGGGGAGCAACAGATGGCATGCGCTGGGATGGCGGATTGGGAAGTGAAAGGCTACACGTTGGGGAAACTTGACGTGATTGCCCTTCGCCCACCCCCTTCGCTGTTCAGCGCCCTCTGCATGAAAAGCGCGCGTTTTGGGCAGACCCGCGGCGGGCCAGGCTCCATCTTCGGTGGGGTTCCTGGTCGGTGGCAGGCTGCACATGCGGCGATCCCCCGGGACTATGTTGAAGGGTGCTTCACGCATCTTATCAGCACTCGTCCCGGTTTCTCTGGCGCTCCTATTTATGATAGTAGGGGCGTGGCGGTCGGGGTCCATCTTGGTGCGTGCCAGCGCGAAGGCAAAGTAGTTAACTACTTTGCTGATGCGTTGGACGTGCTGGGTGTTCTCGGGCTCCTGGACTCTAAGGAGTCCTCGGTGCCCGAGGAGGACCGCCGCTGGGAGGAACTCATGGAATACGACGAAAACTTCAACTCATCCTATATCGTTGTTCGTAGTGATCGAGACAAGGGCCCGCGTGAGGTCCAGTCTGGTCGCAAAGAGCTGCGGTATGGGCCCCCCCAAGTCTCGCAGGATTGGGGTGAGGTGGTCTGGAAGAAGGCTGGTGATACCATCAGCCGACCCGGACAACTTCCCCCCGACCCGATTAAGTCGATCAAAGACGTGGTGCCGAAAGGTGTCGCGTGGGCCGACTTTGAGCCGGAGGGAAATTTTCGCTCGAGCCGCAAAGCCCCGCGGCCGGAGTCTCGGGCGCCATCACCCGACGTGCAAGCGTTGAGCTCGCCACCCTCTACGGTTGTTCCTTTGGAACTCCCGGTGAAGGTGGTGGTTCAAACGGGGACCTCATCGGAGGTCTCTGGCGCCCCGTCGGTTGTTGGCACGGGTACTCCCGTCCGGGTCACCAAACAAAAGAAACCAAAGCCCAAGAAGCCTTCTTTGAAACCTTCAGAGGACGCGTCAAGGAACTCGGCTACCCCCGCCGCGATGCCGCCGCCCAGCGGCGAAGTCTCAAGGTCCATTCGGCAGTTAGTAAACAAACCAGAGTTCTTGCAGGGTCTGCAGAAGCTCGTGGAGAGTTTGAACGAGCCGCCGAAGCCTTGAAGCAGCGTTGCGTGTCGGGTGTTTGGGGTCCTGGTTGGTCGTGTGTGCGTTGTGGCCGGTCGAAGCGTTGTGTGTTGCCGTGTCGTGTTGTGTGGGTGGGTATCGCCGAGGAAGAACTGCGCGTTTTCCTTCGCGAGTCGGCTATTGAGCGTGGCTCATCGCCGGGCCTACCGTGGATGGCAATGGGGATGGCGTCTGTGGGTGAAGTGGTTGATGATCACCTTAGCCTGCTGACCCATCTGGTTAATGAGCGAATGTCCATTCGCGATCAGCATCTCCACTGGCGAGCTTCTCCCAGTGAATATGTGATCTCAGGGCTCCGCGACTGTGCTAGCTTGTTCATCAAGAATGAGCTTCACGGCGCGACCAAACTTGAGACTGGACGTTTGCGGTTAATCTTTGCCGTTGGTTTTACCGATACCGTCGTGGAACGCCTCATGTTGGGCCCGCTGTATAAGAAGGAGTGTGCCAATTGGCAGACTCAACCAAACGTTGCGGGTTTTGGGTTGACCGATGATATGTGTGCCGATCTGCGTCAGCAGGTTGGCCCAGATCCGGTCGATTCGGACGACATGAGCTACTACGATTGGTGTTTCACGGAGGCACTGTCGGACAGTGTGGATTTGGTCCACATTGCGCAGCTTGGAATCGAACCTGATTGCGGTTTGGCGGCACATTTGCGGCTGTCTTCTCGCATGACCATGTCGAAAGTCGTGGTCTTGGGTGATGGTTCTTTGCTGGAGCAGGTGGAACCTGGTATCATGGAATCGGGGTCCCTAGGCACGAATGCTAAAGATGGCAAAGGTAGAAATATCCTCGCCCTCTGTGCTGGTGCTTGGTACTCACGTTCCATGGGGGATGACAGCATTTCGCGCGGTGCGGATTATTCTTGGTATTCCAAGTATGCTCTGCCCGTGACGAGGGCTGTTGTTCCACCTGGTGTCCTGTTCGAGTTTTGTTCTGCTTGGTTTTGGGAAGATGGTCGCGTCGAGCCTCTTAATTGGGGCAAGGCAACGGCCAAGCTTCTGCGTCACTCCCCCGATCCTGGGCTTTATGTCCAGTGGCGCTACGAGATGCGTGGGCTTTCACCTGGTTTGCTAGGTGAGCTCGAGTGTTTCGCTGCGCAGCAGGGGTGGCGCTTCTAAGCGTTCGTGGTTTTCGTGGGTTGTCGGGGCCCACAAATCTTTTCCAGACAATTAAGATTAGTGTAATACCCGACCATGACAAAGAGCAAAGGCAAAGGCAAGTCGATCGTAGTGGTCGAAACACCCGGTCGTCGTCGCCCATCAGTTTCAAAGCTGGTGCGCAAGATGGCCGGGCGCGGAGATTACTCCGATCAAGCGGGTGCTGCCCTCGAGAGCCGAGTTAACAAACTCGAGCACAAGATGGGCAGCGCCTCCGGACTGGTGCAGGCTGCTGCCGGGATGGTTCCCAAGGGTTCTTTTGAATCTGCGGGTTCCTCTCTCGGTGGCCTCTTTGGTCCATTGGGTTCCAAGCTTGGCAGCTTGGCTGGGCGCACCGCATCGAGCGTCCTTGGTTTTGGGGATTACGACGTTCAGTCTAATACCCTGATCCCAGGGCATAGCTCGAGCTCAGCGGGCGCCCCCCCGCCCATCGCGTTTACGCGGCATGGGAAGAGGGGTACTAGGATTGTTGAGTCTGAGTTTATTGGTGATGTTCTCACCGGTAACGTTCAAACTTTTCTCAGTTCTAGTTACGCTCTCAACCCAGGTGTTCCTAGCACGTTCCCATGGTTGTCGGCTGTGGCTTCTCAGTTTGAGGAGTACGAGTTTCTCGGATTGATTTTCGAGTTCCGTACTACTTCAAGCGAGATCACTTCCGGCATTGCCATGGGTAGCGTCATAATGGCTACAAGTTATGACGCCCTCAACTCCTCCTTTCTTAATAAGTTAGAGATGGAGTCGAGTGACTATGCTAACAGCGCCAAGCCGTCGCAGACGCTTTTGCACGGTGTTGAGTGTGCTCCCCAGGAGACCTCCGCCCGCATTCGTTTTGTGCGTTCTGGAGCTCCACCAACCACCGGTGATCTCAAGTCCTACGACTTTGGTAACTTTCAGTTGGCCACCGTCGGGGTCCCGAGTACCACCGCTGCGATTGGTGAACTCTGGGTGCATTACGATGTGGTTTTGTACAAGAAAATCTTGTACGGGGGCATCTTGGGGAATAGCATGCTCACGTGCAACTTTGTGTCGCAGGCGCCTACTACGGTGTCTGCGGCGCAAATGTTGGGTACGGGAAGCATTGTCAAGTCAGGAACCCTGGCTTGTACGTGGAGTGGAGCCACTCTCACGTTCCCAACCTGGCTGACTGGTGGCACGTTCCTCGTCGCGTGGCAAACCGCGGGCGGCGGGGCTAGCAACTTTACTGGTGCTAATCCTACGCTCGTTGGTTGCACCTCGGTCGTTAACACGTCCGGGGGTCCATATGGTGGGACAACCGGTTATCAGCCGTCTTTCTACCCGTCGACTGCAACAGCTTCTTTGAGCTATTGCATTTCGACAGTGGTTAGGATTACGGCTGCGACCGCCACCGTGGCATTCACGGGGTGCACTGTCACCTCTTGGCATGCTAGCACCACTTCGGTACAGTTGCTGGTAGTTCAACTCCCTACTGATCCTCAACCGGGTCAGGCGGGGGGCTACTGGCCTGCGCTGTGATTTGTCGTCTAGCTCAGTCATGTCGCCAGTTCGAGAAAAGGCGATTCATAAATAGAACTCGACGGTACACGCCCGTAATAGCGTGGTTTAGACCCGTAAGGAC